TCGGGGCCGGTGAAAATGCCGGACCAGGCGATATCGGCATCGTCGCGGCCCAACGCATCGATGACGCGTCCGCCGCCGGGCAGGCGATGCACAGCGAGACGCTGCGTGCCGCCGAAACCGATGCGCGCGGGCAATTCGAAATCGAGGAAAACGACCGGGCCGAGGAGCAAGGTGACGTCCATTGCGGCAACTCCCGATCGGGGTTCAATGCCCTTGCAATGCGCCGGGCCAGGCAGGGGCGATGGTCGGGTCGATGCCGGTCGCGCCGAATTGCGGCCGGGCGGCTTCGCGGGCGAGCCGGTCCGACAGCCAGCTGCCGACCCGCGCCCCGTCGAGGAAGACGTCGCCATGCGTCGGGCCGGATGGCTCAGGCTGGCGCGGCGGGGGAGCGACGGAGGCGGCCGGGAGGCTGGCCGGAGAGATCGGCCGTGCCGACGTTCGTGCCCGTGGCGACGGGGCCATACGGGCGGCGGGGATGACCGCCTGTGGCATTGCGGGAGGCAAGGCGGGCGCGACGGCACGGTGCGAGCCATCGTCGCGCAGCCGCGCCTCGCTGGCCGGCGGGTCGGCGCGGCGAGGCTCGATCGGCGAGGATGGAGGTTGCGGCCCTGCGGCCGGGCGGGGCGGGAAGGGCCGATCCGACAGCGGGGTCGGCGGGCGTTCCGGCGGTGCCGCGGCGGTGGGAGAGGCGGGGCGCGACAAGGACGTGGGCGCGAGCTGAGGCACGACGACGGCGGCCTGCAGGGATGTTGGAGCGGCCGGTGGCAGGGGACTTCGTGGCTGTGTCTCCCGAAGGAGTTGCACCGCCGGGGGGGGCGTCGGAGCGGATGATGGCACCGAAGCAGATGACGGGGCGAGGCGCGGCGGCGCGGCGGGCGGCATCTGGGCCGGAGCCGCCGGCGGCGTCGCCACGGAAGGCGGATTGCGCTCCAGCGTGACGCGCCGCGTGCCACCGGCAACGGCTGCCGCCGGCGGGACGGCCGGCATGACCGGGGCGGAGATGCCGGGCTCGGCGGTCCGGCGGGCCGCTCCGGGCGCATCCAGAGGGTCGACGACCGGCGAAGCCGATGGTCTGGCGGGGGGCATGGATGCCGGCGGTGGTGGGGCGGCGGAGGGTGCAGGCGTGGGCGCAGGCGGTTCGGCCTCCGGCGCGGCGGCGTCCGGGCGAGCGCGGGGAGCTGGGATGGGCGGGATGACTGCGATGCGACCGAGTCCTGTCGCCATCTGGTCAAGTTGTTGCAGATGCACGGTGGTGGCGGCGATCGCGGCGTCGAGCGCGGTCAGTTCACGCGCGATGGTCGCGATCCCCGCGCTCACGCCGTTGTCCAGCGCGAGGCGGATGCCGATGACATAGGCGTCTTCCATCACCCGCCTCCGATTGCGGTTTCGATCGCCGCCACTGCCGCCGCACCCACCGAAGCCGCAGCGGAAGCGGCCTTGTCCTGCGCGACCGGTGCGAGGAAGGGGCGCGGTGGGATGGCGGCAGTGCCGTGCTCCTGCCACAGCGCCACCGGGTCGGGTGCGCCGATGACCGCTGCGTTGCCCTCGGCCGTGACGCCGATGCTCTGCTGCAATGCACCGCTCTGCTTCCACGGAAAGCGATGCGACTCCCCAGGCGTGTGCGACAGCGCCTCGCGCACGGCATCGCCGATCAGCCGCGCCTGCGTCCCCAGCGCGGCATTGGCTGCCGCATCGAGATCGAGCCGGGCCAGGCCGGCGGCGAGATCGGCGAGCTTCATCCGCTTTCCTTCCAGCGCATCGCTGCAAAGTCGAATTCGCGCCCATCCAGCGTGCCGAGTGCGACCACCCAGGCGAGGCGGTCTTCCGGGGACAGGCTGAAGGCGACGTCGAAGGGCACCCCGTTCCGTACCAGGAACAGGCAATCCACCAGATCGGGGTGCCGACTCAGTTTCCCGCGTGGGCCGCGATATCAATCGGTGCGGCATCGGCGGCGAGCGCGGTGCCGATGGCTGCGAGACCGATATCGCCCAGACGCGAGACCAGCGATTCGATCTGCGCCTCCGAGGAAGGTGGCGGCACCGGGATGTCGTCCATTGCCGCAACGGACGCGGCGAGCACGGCCATGCCCAGCCAGGGCTGGTTCTGCGACAGGCCGGGGCCGGCGGCCTTGAAGAGGCGAAGCTTGTCGAGTGCGGTGAGCCGTCGCAACGCGATTCGTCGGCCTGACGCGTCGGTCACTTCGGGCGCCGATTGCGCGGAGGCAATGAGGCGGCTGGACGGTGTATCGGAAAATGCTGCGTCCATGCGCGGCCTACAGGCGCTTGCGGGTGGCGGCGAAGAATTCCAGGCGCTGCTTCACGCTCTGGTCGCCGCGCCAGGTGCCGGCCTGGGCCATTTTGAACACCGCGCCGTCAAACTGATAGGTCGACGTGGATCCGTCGGTTTCCTGGACGTATTGATACAGCGTGCCCGCCGTGACCGCCGCGCCGGAGTGGTAGCTGGATTCGAGACGCGCGATGAAATCGTCGGCGGCCGAGGAGCCGCGTTCGAGGTCGAAATACCCCTCCCAGCCCTTCGGCAGTTCGGCCGCGAGTTGCACGCCGTCGATGCGGTCGATACGGATGGGCGTGGTGACCTGACGGCTCTCGAAGCCGGTGACATGGGTGAGATCGACCCGGCCGAATGGCCCCATGACGACAATCTGGCAGTCGCGGCCGACCGAGAAGGTGTTGCTGGCCATATGTCATTCTCCTGAATGTGGGACATCAGGGTTCGGTGCGGGCGCACCCCTCCCTCTGCCCCCTCCCGCACCGGGAAGGGGCGTTCGATCAGGCGGTGAGGTCGGGGGTGCCGCCGGGCAGGGTCTGGCGCTGGACCTGGACGGTCTGACCACCCTCCATGTTGACGATGAACTTCTCGTTGATCGCCTGGTAGCGCACCTGCGCGTCGGACTGCACGTAGCCGAGGCCGGTGCGGGTGGCGGGGTTGTTCGAGATGTCGCAGATCACGCTGAACGGCAGCGACCCATCCGTGCTGCCCAGCAGGCCCTGGCCGAGCATGTTCTGCAGAAACGCGAGTTGCGTGGCGCGGATCCGCCGGAACAGGCCGGCATTGATGACCTGACCGACATATTGCCCCATGCCGGAGGCGAGCGTCGCGGCGATGTAGTTGGTCATGCGCGTGTAGTTGTCGCCGTTGGTGGCGGCGTTGCTGCTGGAGTTGTGCCCGCCGCGCACGCCCCAGAAGCTGCCGGCGGGCTGGGGGTTGGCGATGACGTCGATCCCGGCCTGCAGCAGGGCCGCGAGTTCGGCCGCGGAATAAGACGTCGCCTGGCTGGTGCCGGGCGTGCCGGATTTCTGGCTGCCCACAACACCGTAGAGCGGCTTGTTCAGGCTGGATTGTTCGGGCGAGAGATTGCCCAGCCGCCCGGCGACGAAACCCTGCGGCGAGACCAGGCGCAGGATGCCGTTCACCTGATCGCTCCAATACAGCCAGTCGCCGAACATCAGCTTGGCGGCATAGCTGTCCAGACCGGTTGATTGCTTGGCGCCGACGGCGTTCTGAATGGTGTCTCCGGCCGGGCCGGGGATGATCATGTACAGGCCTTCGGACAAGCCGAAACCCGCCTGCGTGGTCCAGGTGGTCGCGTCGTCGGAATCCGACAGCACACCGATGGAGCAACCCTGGCCGCGCAGGGCATACATGCCGCGGCGCGGGGCGATGTCCTGGCCCACCAGCGTGGCGGCCACCACGCCCGAGGCGCCATCGGTGCCCTGGACGCCGCCGCTGAGCGTGTAGGCGAAGGCGAACGGCGCAACCGAGGTGCCGGCGGCGGAGGCGACGACGAGCTGGCTGGGGCCGCGCTGGTTGACGACGCCGGTGTTCACCGCGGCGGCGAGTGCCTGCCAGAAATTCGCGCCATAGCCGGCGATGTTGTCGAACACCTCGGGCGGCAGGCCGGGCAACGCCACAGTGAGCCGCCAGGTTCCGGCCGCACTGCCGGCGGTCAGCGCGACATTCAGCGCATTACCCAGGCTTCCGGTGTAGAGCGCAGTGAACAGGAACGTGGTGGTGGGAATTTCGAACTGCGCCGCGGTGTCCGACCCGTCGGTGACGCGGACGCAGCGGAAGGCCGCCGCGCCCTGCTGCACGGCGGTGGCGACCGGGGTGCCCATGTCGTATTTGCGCGGCATAACCGGGCCGAAATTTCGCGCATAATCGGCCATGGTGCCGACGATGACCGGCTGGCCGACGGGCCCCCAGCACGCGGTGCCGACGACGCCGATGACGTTGGTGGGCACCCCGTTGAGCACGAGATTCTGCGGCGGGACGATCTGCACGTAGAGATCCGGCACCACCAGGGCGGTGGTGTTGATGCTGCCTTGCTGCACGATGGGCATGATCGATCAGCCTCCCTGGTTCGGCTGTGCGGCGGGCGTTGTAGGCGCCGGGGTCGAAGAGACCACCCGCACGACGTTGCTGGCCTGCTCGGAGGCGAGGATGGCGGCGATGGCGGCCGCATCGGCGATCGCGTCGCCTTTCGCGTGCGACCCGAACGGGCGCACGACGACGAGTGTCGTGGACATTGGCGTTCTCCGTGGATGGCGGAAGGATGTGGCGGCTCAGCCCAGGCAGTGCCGGCTCGCGGCACCGACGCTGCCGCCGAGGGCGACGTCGCCGAAGATCATCGCGGGCAGAATGGCGGCGCGGGTGGTGGCGTATTCGACGGTGTAGTGCAGATCGCGCCGATACAGCGCGGCGTTCTCGCCGTGGTCGAGCACGGTCGAGCCATGGAAGGCGAGCCGCCCGGCGCTGCCGTCGGGCAGGTCGATGAAGCGCTGCGTGGACAATGCCGCGTCAATGGCCGACCCGGCCGCATCCCGCGCGGCGGGGTCGGGGCACCATAGGGTGAGCCGGAACCCCTGCAGCTGACGTCGGGTTTCGGCCTGCACGGGCTGGTCGGCCACCACGCGGCCGATGACGCGCGTTGCCCCGGGGATGGTGATTGTTGCACCTGCGACCAGAGCGGCGCG